AAAAATGACCAATAAAAATATATTTGAGGATGCATTTCCACAGGATAGACAGGTGGGAGGAAGTCATTATAAAAAATTTGTAATTCAACCCTATGAATTTATTTCAAAAAACAATTTAAGTTTCTTTCAAGGAAACGTTGTAAAATATGTTTGCAGGTATTTATTTAAAAATAAAGTAGAAGATTTAGAAAAAATAATTCATTACTGTGAATTAGAAATTAAAAGAATGAAGGATACTAAATGATACTTCCACAAACAGAATGGGTACAGAAAACAGAATACCCGGATCTAAGATCACATGATGAAATTGCAATTGACTTAGAGACAAGAGATCCAGATTTAAAAAAGAAAGGATCTGGTGCTGTTATTGGTAATGGTGAAGTTATAGGAATTGCTGTTGCAACTTATAATGACAAATGGTATTTCCCCATCGCTCACAAAGAGGGACCCAATATGGACAGGGCTAAAACTTTAGAATGGTTTAAAGATATTTGTGCATGTCCTGCTACAAAAATTTTTCATAACGCTATGTATGACGTTTCCTGGATACGTAATTTAGGTATAAAAATCAATGGTTTAATCGTTGATACTATGATTGCATCTTCTCTCTTAGATGAAAATAGATTTTCTTACACACTCAACACTTTGTCTTGGCATTTTTTAAACGAAGGTAAAAGTGAGAAAGCTTTAACTGAAGCTGCTAAGTCAAGAGGACTAGATGCTAAAGCTGATATGTGGCAGTTACCAGCTCATGAAGTCGGAGCTTATGCAGAAAAAGATGCGGAACTAACTTTTAAACTTTGGCAGCATCTTAAAAAATTATTAATGGAACCAGATGCAGATGGAAAAGATTTACAAAATATTTTTAATCTTGAGACTGATCTCTTTCCTTGTCTTGTTGACATGAGATTCCTAGGTGTTCGAGTAGATTCTCAACGAGCTCATACACTGAAGAAAGAATTAACAACAAAAGAAGAAAGATTAATCCACCAAATAAAATTAGATACAGGAATAGAAACTCAAATATGGGCTGCAAGATCGATTGAAAAAGTTTTTCAAAAACTAAACCTGCCTTACGAACGAACTGAGAAAACTGACTCTCCATCATTTACCAAAAACTTTCTGTCTAATCATAATCACCCTACAATTCAAATGATAGCAGAGGCGAGAAAAATAAACAAGGTTAATACAACTTTTATTGATACTATTTTAAAACATGAACACAAAGGAAGAATCCATGCAGAAATAAATCAGATTAGATCTGATGATGGTGGAACGGTTACTGGAAGATTCTCTTATCAGAATCCAAACCTCCAGCAAATTCCAGCAAGAGATCCTGATACAGGTCCTTTGATACGATCTTTATTTATACCAGAGGAAGGATGCAAGTGGGGTTGTTTTGACTACTCGCAACAGGAACCAAGACTTGTTGCACACTATGCATTACAATTTGGATTACCTTCCGTAAATCAGATAGCTGATGCATATGATACAGATTCTTCTACCGACTTTCACAAGATTGTAGCGGACATGGCTCAGATTCCTAGATCGCAAGCTAAAACAATTAACCTAGGTTTATTTTATGGAATGGGTAAAGCTAAACTTCAGGCAGAACTGGGCGTCAGCAAAGATAAGGCTGCAGAATTATTTGATAGGTATCATTCGAAGGTTCCATTTGTAAAACAATTGATGAATAAAATTATGGGTGCAGGTTCTAACAAGGGACAGATTAGAACTTTGTTAGGTAGACGTTGTCGCTTCCCTAAATATGAACCAATCCTTAGAGGAAGTGATTGGGGAAAATATGTACCAGCTGAAGATCAGGAACGAATGGAAGATTTACAAGCTATGGGTCCATATATGAAAGATGATGAAGGAGAAATATTAAAAGATAAGGATGGCAACCCTAAGAAAAATTATTGGCATGGCAATCCTACACGGAGAGCATTTACTTACAAAGCTTTAAACAAATTAATTCAAGGGTCGGCAGCGGACATGACTAAGAAAGCTATGTTAGATTTATATAAGGAAGGCATTTTACCACACATTCAAATTCATGATGAATTAGACATATCTATTGATGGTAATGAAAATAAAATTAAAGAGATAATGGAGAATGCAGTTGACCTGGCACTACCTAATAAAGTAGACTGTGAGTCTGGACCAAATTGGGGTTCAATTAAATAGGAGGAAACTATGATAAAAAAATACATAGATAAAGTTATGATTTGGCAAATGCACAACAGAAGAGAAATCGTTTGTTTTGTTGCAGGTCTGATTATTGGTGTTATCATATTATAATGACACATGGCTTACTTGAATGCAAACATTCCTGTGACTTATGCACAGATCAGGAGAGAGTATCTCTATGATCTTAAAGCTCATCATGGTGAAGTTGAAGATTGTATTATCTTCGGCTTCGCTTCGATTACTGGTCGCCCGATTCTGTTCCATGCAATTATGGAAAATGGTGCAGTCTTCTACCGCTTACCGATCTCTGCATTTATACAAAGAGAATTTGAAGCAAAAGAAGTTCCTCAGCGTAGGCTTGATGAACTGGAGTTATGGAATTGTTTTAGTTACTATCCTGCTGTCACTTCTTATGATATCTTAGACGGACAAGCAGGTAAATACTTCGGGAAAGATAAAAAAGTCCACCCAGGGAAATATTTATTTACTATTGACTGGGCTCACCCAGAGAGTAATATAGTAGATACTGATCATTCAGAAATATCACACGAACATAAGTGTGCACACATATTGGCCTTAGATGACGGCAATTATGCCGCCCAGCCAAACAATCGAATACTGTGGGATATACCATCATTTACTGTAAAAGATGAAATTCCGGATTGGAAAGTACAAACGAGTGATTGGAACGTAGAAGATAGTAGTAAGTGGAGAACAGAAAACACTGATAACTTCTTTTACGAGATTGAGGAGAAAAAAAATGAAGTGTGAAAATTGTAACATGGGCTTTATAGTAGCAGAATATAATGTGAAAAGAGAATGCCCGCATTGCGGACATATTCATGAAGCACTAATTTTAAAAGAGGAGGATAGTATGATTAAAAAAATTTGGAAATTCATATGTTGGCCTTTTGTAGCAGTTTTAGATTGGTTAAAAAGCTGTTTGCCTAAAGGAAAATAATGTTAGAAAAAGTAATGACGATGTTGGTGGGTATCTTACTTGCATTAGCAGGTTGGAATCTATCTCGTACCTTCGAACTGTCTACAACTCAAGCAGTACTTGAAAATCAAATTGATCAATTAGAATTTAGAGTACAGATGTTAGATGAGAAGATGGATCAGATGATGAGTATGGATAAAGAGATTATGAATCAACATGAAAAATTATTTAAAAAATTAGAACAAGGAAATACCTCAGGTGGGTATAGTTATAACTAATGGCACTTAAAATTTCAGAGGAAGCAGCAGTACAAATGCCGATGAAAACGGTAGCCTCATTAATTATGATGGTGGCGATCGGGACCTGGGCTTACTTCGGTATTATCGAAACTCAAAATAAACTTTCAACACAAGTAGAGTTAATGACAAAAGACTTGACTGAGAATACAGAATTTAGAATCAAATGGCCACGTGGACAACTAGGTTCATTGCCCGCCGATTCTGAGCAGTTCATGATGATCGAAGATTTGTATAAGTCCACCGATAAGATAAATGCACACATAGAGAATATGGCTTTAAACAAAGTCAACATAGAATTTTTAAGAAAACAAATGGATAAAGTGTTAGAAGATATAGAAGAATTAAAAGACGCTAACAGAGAAATACATTATAAAAATGGAAACGGGAGTCATCAATGATCGAAACAGTGGTCGCCCTTCTTATGTTCGTAGGGGCAGAAATTAAGGAACACAGAATCCAGCACGACGGTATGGCACAATGTCTTCGAGGGAAGAGGACCGCGGAGCGTCAGTATCAGCCAAACGTAATGTACAAATGCGTAAAATCTAAGGCCGAGCTAGAGAAAAATATTGATGGTTCTCTAACTATTAAAAAATTAATTCTTCAATAATGAACAAGAAAGCGTATGCTTTTTTCCTAAAGAAAAACAGACCCAGAACTAAACAGAATCCCATGGCAGTTGAACTACAAGATAATAAATATAATATGCGTGTAATTAAAAACAAAAAGAAGTATAATAGGAAGAGGAAAAATTATGCAACTGAGTAAACATTTTAAGTTGGAAGAAATGACTAAGTCTATGACCGCGACTCGAAAGGGGATAGACAATTCTCCAGGCGCTGGAGAAATAAAAAGTCTAGGAGATTTATGTTATGAAATATTGGAACCAGTTCGTGCCCACTTTGACAAACCAGTTACTATTACATCAGGCTACCGCAGCGAGGCGTTGTGTGAAGCGATCGGCAGCAAAAAAACGTCGCAGCATGCGAAGGGCCAGGCGGTTGACTTTGAAATCGCGGGTGTGCCTAATATTAAAATTGCTTACTGGCTTCAAAATAACGTAGACTTTGACCAATTAATTTTAGAATTTTATGATAAAGATGATCCCGCAGGTGGATGGGTACACATCAGCTATCATGAATCTGATTCAAACAGAAAACAAGTTCTAACTTATGATGGAAAAAAATTTGAGAATGGCCTTCCCGAAATGGAATGGAAGGGTGGAAAAGTTGTCGGATAAACTGTTTGATAAGTTTAATTTTCATAAAATAGATACAGTCCATGGTGTGTGTGAAAATTGTAAAGAGCAAACAATATTGGTTGCAATTGTGTCAGAATTTTATAGATGTACCAACTGTGGTTATGATACTAAACAACATGTTAATGGAAGCATTAGATATTTACAATTATCGGAAAGTGATAAGGAATGGCTAAGAAAGCAAAGTTTGGTGTAAACTTATATCACCAGCAGAAACCTAGGAAGCGTCCGGGTAGACATAAAAAAAATTTAAACAAGAGTGAAAAAAGACAAAGGAAGAAAAGATGAGAAGACTCATAAAAAATTTTATCTGTAAAATTTTTAAGATCAAGCAGTGCGCATGCCCACCTGAAGAAGTAACAATCAGTTATGTCACCGATGAAGACTATAAAAAAAATAGCTGGGGAATAAATGATTTAAAAAAAACAGGGATTGTCGGGCATTGTAGTAAACATGACAGCTACAAGTTTAGTTGTCTAGACTGTAATTTTGCTATTAGAAAGAAATCTTAAAGCGCTAGTTGTGGCTTCTTTATCTCAGGTTTCCGCTTTGGAATAACTATTTTGTCGCAGGTGTATTTAGGATATAATCTATTGTTAGTTATAGACTTTTTCTCAATAAGAGCATTTTCACCAAACATTACGTCGTAGGTGTCATTCATTCCAGTCTTATTACATGAGTAATAATCCCCTGTTGGTGTAGGATATCCAGGGGGAATAGCACATACACCTGTAAGTTGTGAACAAACATAGATAGTTAATAAAAATTTCATTGACAGCCCTTGTAAAAAGATATAAATATCCTATATGTTTATATATCAAATGAAAGGATATACTAATGACAGATATAAGTAAATACAAAAGTCTGGCAGTCGATCACGCCTGCTATGACAAAATAGACCAGCTAACAAAGATTCTTGCACCAGGAGTCACTCTAAGTAGAGCTCAAGTTATAAGAATGTTAGTTGAAGAGAAAGCAAAGAAATACAATGGCAAAATTAGATCTTTTTCCAAGAAGTCTTGACCTTTTAGGGGAGAGAAAAGATCCCGTAAGGAATCTCTGGCGTAATGTTTTAATAGTTGCATTGGAAGATGCAGTTGGAAAACATTGGAAAAATAAAAGCTATGGTATTGCAAAAGGACACTACGCAGAATCTGCACGAGCATGGTTCTTAGAACCTAATCGAGATTTTCTGATGGTGTGTGAATACGCTGGGTTTGATCATCAATACATAAGGATGAAAGCCCACAAATTTTTTGAAAGGAAATATGGTGAAGAAAATTTGCACAGAATGTAAGGGTAACGGATTTCTCCGTATACCTTACGAAGAAGCAAGAGAAGAAGCATGGGTAGATTGTCAAGCATGTAACAACCAAGGAGAAATAGAAGTGGAGGGAAATGGAAAATCGAGGGAATCTGGATCTAACGAACAGAATTGAAATGTTAGAGAAGCAAAAGGAATTCCTGCAGGCGACGTGTAGGCGTGCAGGGCAAGAAATAAATTTGTTAAAAGATACTATTAATAAATTAGAAAATTTATTAGCAGTTATCAGAGGGGGAGTATGAAAAAATTTATAAGTGCGTTAGTAGGCGTCCAAGTTCTGCAGTATTGCGTTCCACTGTACGTCAGCGATGATGGGCAACCTAGCGACAAAAGCGCCGCCAGCTACGTGAGTACATGCATGGAAAGCGTAGGGGCCAGATGATTAAAGGTGATAGTAGTGAATATAATTTTTTAGCTAGATGGACTAAAGAATTAAAACCTAAAGACTTTCATCTTACTGTAGAGATAGGGGTTCGTGAAGGTTACAGTAGTAATATTATTATGGAAATGTTGAAAGACAGAAATCATTTTCATATTGGTATCGATCCTTATGGAGATTTACTTTACAAACATTTAGACAAACAAGGTGTCATTGATGAAAAAGGACAAACAATATTTTGGACAGACTTTGAGGGTAAGTGGTTAATAAATAAGGACGGCACTCCTAAGATCCCCACATATCCTAATTCCATGAAACAAAATTTTTTTAGTGATTTTAAATACCATGAAAACTTTACATTATTTCAATTAGAAGACACAGAATACTTTAATGCTTTTGGTGGAGGCGTTCCAATTTATAAAAATGGTGAGAAAAAAATAATTAATACTTATGATTTAGTATTCTTTGATGGTCCTCACACTACAGAAAAAGTTATGGAAGAAGCTGTCTTTTTTGCACAAAGATCTAGAATCGGTACTAGATTTATCTTTGATGATTCTAAGGCGTATGAAATGAGTATTATTGCATATTGTCTAGAACAATATGGATTTAAAACAATAGAAGTAGGAGACAAAAAAACATGCTTAGAGAAAGTTAAATAGTGGATCATCTAGAAGCTATTATTAAAGTTAATGATTGTCTCAATCCAAAATTTATAGAGCGCATTATTAGTTTTACTAAAACTAAAGCTAAAATATATTTAGGGGTTGGTATGAATGGTACTACTAAAAGAGACCAAAGAAATGTTAAAGGACACATGCTTGCTAAAGATTCTCCAACCAATATTTATTATTGGAATATTATTCAATCGGAAATAACTCGGTTATATCAATTGTATAAAGCTAAATTTCCTATTATGCATAGTACACAACTTAATCAAATAGATCTTTTAAAATATGGAGTGGGTGGAAAATACAATAGTCATATTGATAGTACCACTCATATGTTTAGAACTTTAAGTATCATTATAAATTTAAATAATGACTACGAGGGTGGCGACTTAGTTTTTAGTGATCAAAAATCTAAACCTATTCATAGATTAAAATTAGGGGCAGGCGATATAGTTTTCTTTCCCAGCAATTTTCTCTACCCACATACAATCGAACCTATTACGAAAGGAACAAGGTATAGTATTGTATCATGGCTAGTATAAGAGATTTTAAATACAAAATAATAAAGAATTTTTTTACTCAAGAAGAACTTAATATTCTCCAGCCGTACTGTTATAAAAAGCTTTTAGTTTATAATAAACGTTATGACCAACATACTCTTACACCTTATTGGTCTAATGATGAATTAATGGATACAATATTAGAAACCAAAGAACCTTTAATATGTAAACACTCAGGATTAGAAGTAAATAAGACTTATGCTTACTGGCGTTATTATGTTCATGGAGGTGTTTTAAAAGATCATTTAGATCGTCCTTCCTGTGAGATCAGTGTAAGTGCTTGTATAAAAAAATACGATAACTGGCCTCTCATTATGCAAGGTAAAAAATATGAATTAGAAGAAGGTGATGGAGTTATATATTTAGGTTGTGAGTTGCCACATTCTCGACCCGGTATTTATAAAGGACAAGGCATGGCACAAGTTTTTCTACATTATGTAGATAAGAATGGTCCATTTACCCACCACATTAATGATAATTATTTTAAAAATTCTAATTACCAATCCACAGAATCGCCTGCCGATACAAAAATATACAAAGATAAAAGGAAAAAATATGCTGAGAGAAACTGATGTAGCTTATCTAGCTGGCCTCTTTGATGGGGAGGGCTCGGTTTACTACAAACAAACTAAACAGATTAGACACAATAGACCAGGCAAACCTACTCATAATATCTGGGTAATCAGAATGGAAATTGCTATGACCGATCAGTCTATCATTCGCTGGGTTCATGAGTTCACTGGTTGTGGATCGTCTGGCGAAAGAAAGGTGCCCAAAGGAAGGAAGAAACAATGGCGCTGGCGTTGTGTCCACCGTGATGCTTATTATGTCGCCCGCTTAATTTGGCCATATGTTCATGTTAAACTACCAAAAATAAATCAAATAATAGCTCATTACTCGAAAGAGAAATTAAAAGAAAATAACATTGTCAACTTAAAGGAGTACAGAAATGCCAATATGGAACGGAAAGTCAAAATTTAATTATCAAACTATCAAACGAGTCGACTCACCAAATGGAAGAGTCTACGACATTAACAACGAGAAGTTGCCTTCGGTTACAACTATTCTAGGTGCGACACGATCTGCGGAGAGTGAGGCAAAGTTGGCACAATGGAGGCAGAAATTAGGCGAAAAAAAGGCAGACCAAGTTCGTGATGATGCAGCCGCTAGGGGGACTATTATGCATAGAATATTAGAAGGATATATTAAGGGTGAGAACCATATGGATTTAAGTGATTTGGGTATTGAGGCAGGCATCATGGCCCAAAACATCATCGATGCTGGGCATTTTAGGCCTCTCACAGAGGTATGGGGCTTAGAAATGCCTCTATACTACCCTGGTTTGTATGCGGGCGCCTCTGATGTAGTTGGAATCTATAATGGTCAGCCTTCTATAATAGATTTTAAGCAAAGCAACAAGTTTAAGAAGCGAGAATGGATTGATGATTATTTTATACAATGCGCGGCCTACGCCCTGGCTCATAACCATGTTTATAAGACTAAGATACAATCTGGAGTGATTCTAATTAGCGTTAAGGGTGGCGAAGTCCTGAAGTATGTCTCTGAAGGCGAGGAATTTAGGCAATTTATATATAGATGGCTAGAAAGAGTGGGCAAATACGATAGAATCAAGCCTCAGGCATCTGGACCCATAGAGGTTTGAAATACTTTTTTTGAAAAAAAAAAATAAAAAAGCTGGAGAATGTTGTTACAATGGGACAATGGACTAAAAGTGTTGGTACTACTGAATAATCGTCTGCTACAATGCTGTTACAATCTGCTTCACGCTGTGACAAAGTCCCTACGCGCGCGTAGAAAAAGGTTTTTGAAAAACCCCTGTTTAGGTAATATAAGTCCTATGGAGAAATTATGAGAAATAAGAAATCAAAATATCGACACGTCAAGATTGGGAAGAAGACTTATTATTTTTATAAGATCTCTTGGGTTGATATAACCGGTGACGCAGGCCATGCG